CCTGAGCCGCCAAGGTAAATATTATACATTCAACAGGAAAACAAGTAGCACTGCCCATTGGGGCAAACTTCTTGATCCTGACAGTTTGCTTATCGCATTCTGTAGATGTAGAACGTGTACCGAGTAACCAGTAAAGAAGTGGTGTTCCTTTTTGGAGTATTACTGGTAGTTATGCTACGATTGACCTTTCAGCCGCTTCTGACTCAGTGACACTCGAACTAGTAAAGGAGGTGTTCAAAGGAACACCACTTCTTTACTGGTTACTCGGTACACGTTCTACATCCACAGAATGCGATAAGCAAACTGTCAGGATCAAGAAGTTTGCCCCAATGGGCAGTGCTACTTGTTTTCCTGTTGAATGTATAATATTTACCTTGGCGGCTCAGGTCGCGAGTGACCGGGTACGCATACCTGCCTTGCATAATAGCGAGACGATACGCGTATTCGGTGATGACATTATCATCGATTACTTTGCTGCCGACGAGCTAATTGAAATACTCAAGTTGTTAGGATTTCGAGTAAATACTCGGAAAACCTTTACAACTGGATGTTTCAGAGAAGCCTGCGGCATTGAAGCATATCGGGGTGTTGAAGTGCAACCCTTACGTTTTAAACGTTTGAGTTCGAACCTCAATACCTGGAATCCACCTGTTAGTGAGATATCAGTAGCCACATCGTACAGCAATTCGCTATTTGAGCGTGGTTTTCGATCGACACGCGCTTACCTCGTACACGCTCTACTGAAAAGTAGAGTTACTGTGGGAGGGCGGACCATGTTAATCGAACCGTATCTTACTACAACGTTTTCTGGAGAACGAGGTTCACTCGTCTCCCCCAATCCAACAAACTTCCAAAAGTTGAGGAAGTTTAGTATGGAGCCTCCACAAGACAAAAGGGTACCTTGGTATCAAGTTGTCCTTGTGAAGAGTATGGGTCTAAGATTACGTATCCCATCATGGCGCAACGGCTCAGAAATTTCTGAGCTCTTTTCGTGGTTTAAATACCACGAATGGCAAATGCGGCATCAGCCGAATTTGGTTGACTATGAGAAGATGTGGGAAAAGGGATGGATTGACTTAGGCGCTGAAAGCGACTATGATCAACGCGTTCCTTTAGGTTCCGTGATAGTACCCACTGTGAAGTGGGTACCTTGGACTTACGAAAATTCCTTATCGTAAGTTCAATGTCAACAGATTTATCATCTGTAACCTCGGGAGGTCGTTATGATTGTGTTTCACTACGTAAAGTAATGAAAACAAACAAACAACCAGCCTTATTGGGTTTCTTGAAAACCTTGAAACGTGCTACCTCACACTGATGAGGTACAACGGAAAAAGGGAAAAACAAGAAAGACAAAAAGCAGGAGCGCCTAACGGCCTCCCC